CAAGTGGAAATCATCAACAAGTTTCTGACCAATCCTCAATGCATACAAGAAGTGGCCACAGGCGCAGGCAAGACTATTATTACAGCAGCACTGAGTGATGCAGTCAGTGCATATGGTCGCTCAATTGTGATTGTGCCCAACAAGAGTCTGGTAACACAGACTGAGCAAGACTATATCAACATGGGGCTGGATGTGGGCGTGTATTTTGGTGACAGAAAAGAATACAACTGTCAGCATACCATTTGCACCTGGCAGAGTCTCAACAACATGATGAAACTGACCAAGAGTGGCGAAGCAGAAATAACCATTCATGAGTTTATACAAGATGTGGTATGTGTGATTGTGGACGAGGTTCACATGGCCAAGGCTGATGCACTCAAGACACTGCTAACAGGTGCCATGAGTCAGATTCCCTTGAGATGGGGACTAACAGGCACAGTGCCAAAAGCGCTGTTTGAAAGCCAGGCCTTGTTGGTCAGCCTGGGCCCTGTGATCAATCGACTAAGTGCCAGCACACTGCAAGACGCAGGTGTTCTTGCGCAGTGCCATGTGAACGTGGTGCAACTGGTTGATTATGTGGAGTACAAAGACTATCAGAGCGAGCTCAAGTACCTGCTGGAAGAGTCTGGACGACTGGACACCATGGCCGAACTGATACGCCGGGTAAACGAAACAGGCAACACTCTAGTGCTGGTAGACAGGACTGAATGTGGGCGACAACTGGTAGAACGACTAGGAGACAAAGCTGTGTTTGTTTCGGGCACAACCAAGGTCACCAAGCGCCTGGCCGAATATGACATGGTAGCAGATGCCACTGACAAGATCATTGTGGCCACTTATGGCGTGGCTGCGGTGGGTATCAACATACCGCGAATCTTTAATCTAGTGCTGATTGAACCTGGTAAATCATTTGTTAGAGTGATACAGAGTATTGGACGTGGCATTCGCAAAGCCGAAGACAAAGACCATGTGGAAATCTGGGATATCACCAGCACCTGCAAGTTTGCCAAACGTCATTTGACCAAACGCAAGGCCTTTTACAAGGAAGCCAACTATCCATTTAGTGCAGAGAAACTAGAGTGGATGAAGATCAAATAATGGTTGACTTTGTGGCACAAACACTATATTATTAACACATGCGAATTTTAACCCTAGACAATACATTTTATGATTTGAATCATTTGCCTGAAGAAGTAGATGACATGCGATTTGCTATCCTAGACAACAGTAATCCGCAAGACCCGGACTATCATTTTATTCCGCTGATATTCCTGGAAAGCTTCAACAGTCCTGCCCTGGTCCTGCGTATTGGCAATACCACAATCAAGATGCCCATGGACTGGCAAATCTTAATAGGTGAACCTGATGTTGGTGATCTAGAAGTGTTGCCGTTGACTTCAATCAATGATCGTGGTTTCAAGGTATTTCAATTCAATCCCTTGACCAGTTTTCGTCCCAGCTTTCCAGACATTGAAATACTGGATGTGTATCATGAAGTAACGTGGTTTGCACCCAAACTCAAGAATGGACAGATGCTGGCAGTGCCGCTAAACGATGATGCTGAACCCGACTGTGTGTACTTTGTCAAAGACGTCAGCCGCAACTGCGAAATTGTGGACTACAACAAGGCCTGGTAATGTACACAGAACCACAGTTATTTGAAACACTTGCTCGTTTGGCCAGGATATATGCAGAAAGCTATCCCGACGACAAGGAAGGACTAGAACGATTCTTGCAATGGGCCCATGCACAATACGGTTATACATATGGGCCAGCTTAAATCGGGTGCAACCTACATTTACGAACGGGTCAGCGACACTGTGTTCAGAAGAGAGTCAGGTGCCACAGACCGTGAAGTAGTTGGATACGATGCCCGCATGAATGATGGCAGACCGTTGGCTGATCATATACAGGAAGAAAAACTGTGGGGTCAGATTAGACAAGCTGCCCGGACCAATCCCACTTTACAAGATGCATTAGAACGTGCTATAATGATTTACCGACTGAGCAAAACAACATGAGTGATCGACTACACATCAGCAACGAGATGCGGCAACTGGACGTCAAGAACCGAGACTTCTATGATGAACTGGACTCAGATGAGCGCAAGAAATTCTCCACGTTCCTGATGTTGCGCTGGGGTTCCGCAGTGGAAGGTAGTCGGGAACTACAAGAATACTATGTGCAAAGCTGCAATCACTATCTCAACAAGCACTTTTTTGACATAGGACGCCATCCCAAACTGCAATGGTTGTGTGCCACAGCCATGAGTCCAGGCATGGGCACGCCACGGCACCCTTGGATTGCCCCCAAGAAAAAAGAAGCAGGACTCAGTGCCAAGCGCAAGGCCTTGATGGAAATATATCCCACCTACAAGGACGACGAGATTGACGTAATGGCGCAGTTGGTAACACAAAAAGAACTAGACGCATATCATCGAGCCGCGGGCAATGTCAAAAAATGATCAAGCTGCTGGTAGTCAACGGCTGTAGTTACACACAGAGCTACGCAGTTGGCAATGGTCACATTGACCTTGCTCGTAACCTTGGTTTTATTGGCCATCATAATATTCCACAGGCTGTATCTCTAGCCATAGGCGGCAGTGCCAACAGTCGCATACTTAGAACCACACTCAAGCACAGTTATGTCACACAGGTGCCAACCTTGTATGTGTTGGGCATGACGTTTGTGTCCAGGCTTGAACTGCCCATTTGCAACGCTGTTGATGAGTTTGAAGGCGCCTGGTGCAACCCACAAAATCAAGAATTTCAGACCAGGTGGCAGCATCAGTGGACAGTTCGGGACAGTGAGCAGTTTGTAGAAACCAAACTCAAAAGCGAAATATACAGCATTCTGGATCGCACCGAAGATCTAATGTATCGAGTAATCAGTACTATAACAGACATTCAGAGTCGAGGGCATCGTGTGTTGATGTTTCAACAGGCCGACAACCTGTATCAGGAGCATCTGAGCAATCCCAGATTGAAACTTTTTCAACGTCCTGAAATCATTGAAGGATTTGCCTGGCGAGCTATAGCATGGCAGCATGCTCAGGGCGTCGAGCCCAAAACTTATCCACCAGGTACTCAGCATGTGCCGCCAGACATGACACATCCCAAAATAGGCCAGCATCAAAAGATCAACGAGTATTTGACAAACTACATACAAGAGCATAAACTACTAGCATGACCCATGTGTGCGAATATTGTAAAAAAGAGTTTGTGAGAGAAACATCTATACAAGTACACATGTGTGAACCCAAACGTCGACGACACGAGCGTGACGACCCGGGTCCAAGACTGGGATTCCAAGCCTACATTCGCTTTTATGAAAGCATGGCAGGATCTGCCAGAAACAAAACACACGATACCTTTTGTGAAAGCAGTTACTATCGTGCGTTTGTGAAGTTTGGACACTACTGTGTGAACACTAGAGTGATCAACCCAGACAGGTTCATGGCCTGGCTGCTGAAGAACAATCGCAAGATTGATCACTGGTGCAGTGACAAAGTGTACACTGAGTATCTGGTGGATCACCTGAAAGTTGAAGCGGTGGATGATGCACTCACACGTGCCATAGAGTTTGGCATAGACTGGGCAGAAAAAAACGCCAGCCCTGCACATGATTGCATGCGGTATGGCAACACCAATGTGTTATGCTATGCTGTCACAGCAGGCAGAATAAGTCCCTGGGTAATTTACAATTCGGAATCAGGGCAGAAATTTCTAAGCGAACTAGATGCCACACAGGTTGCCATGATATGGCCTTATATTGACAGTGATGCCTGGCAAAAGCGATTTCAGGACAGACCCCAGGATCAGGCGTATGCCAAGAACATTTTGAAACAAGCAGGATGGTAACATGATTAAAAATATTATGAATGGGGCAGGAATAAATGTCAGTAACGGCATTCACTCAACACTCTACATAGACATGACTCGAACCAGTGCTGGCATGGTCCGATACAACGGTAACAATTTTGAAGTTTATGACGGCAACTCTTGGATAATAATTCCCAGTGGAGATGCCCAGGTCATGCTCGATGGAGTGATCTTGGAATCTTTGCAATGGGTTCGTCACAAAATGACAGAAGAAAAGCGCCTGGAAGAATTGGCAAAAACTCATCCTAGTGTGGCTGACGCCATTGACGCCGTGCGTTCAGCTGAACAGCAATTGAAAACCATTGCGGCCTTGTGTAAAGTATGAGCGCAGATATTGACATTGACTTTGCGGATCGTGAACACATACTGAAACTGATTCAGCATACACCTGCACGGCAGATCACAGATGGACGTGCCAGACGTCACAATTCAGGAGTGTATGTCACAGACATTCCGCAAGATCCTGTCAATCACTGTGCTGCCATAGACTACGAGTCAGCAGAATCACGGGGCTATTTCAAACTGGACTTTCTAAACATGAGTGTGTATCAGTTGATTACCAGTCCCGAACACTATGAAGCTGTGCTTGCCGCACCGCCGCCCTGGGACCGACTGTGGAAAGATCCTGAATGGGCAC